AGTGCATGGCGGCGCAAGCAAGCTGCAGTCTGCGTGTGAAAACGCTCTACGCGAAATTGGGTCAAAGAGAATATACAGCTACTCGAACGCGACAATAAACTCGGGGGCTGTTTATGAAAGGCTGGGGTTTACTTGCAAAAGGGCAGACGGCGGACAACCGTTTGTCATTCTGAAAAATAACAGACTGGAGCGGCTCATAAATCTTTATCCAGAAAGCACAGACGAAAAACTTGCTTTCCACGGGTGGTTGAAGACCCATGTTGGCGGCAACAAGGTTTGGGAAAAAGATATTTCCGCCGCACAAAGCTGATGAAATCAGAGCAGGAATGTATAAGCGCGAAAAGGTAGCACATGCAGAAAGGCACAAGCGACACGGCAACGCGCGGTGATAGTTTAACGGGGTAAAACATTCCGCATCCTGCGGAAAGATGGCGGTTCGACTCCGACCTCGCCGCTCCAAAATGCCGTGCGCTTGGTTCAAAAATGGAGGACGCGTACAAAAATGAGCACAACACCTTCTAAGCCCGCGCTTCCGACCGAAGCGCAAGAACAAGCCGCATTGATGCGGTGGACGCAGGCGGTTCGGGGGCAACACCCCGAACTCGCTTTGTTGTTTCACGTTCCGAACGAAGGGCAGCGCTCAACCATCACGGGAGCGCACTTGCGTCAGCAGGGATTGAAACGCGGCGTCCCTGACCTGATGCTGCCGGTTGCCCGTGGCGGGTATCACGGGCTCTTTGTCGAGATGAAGCGCCGCAACGGGAAAGCGTCGCCCGACCAGATGTGGTGGATTGAGCATCTGCGGGCGCAAGGGTACGCGGCCGAGATTTGCCACGGTTGGGAAGCCGCTAAAAATATATTGGAGAAATACCTTGCATTGCAGGAACGGCTGTGATATAATAACAGTGAGGGATTTCGGTAGCAGAATGTTTCTCATAGGCAGCAGTTTTTTCTTTTCTCCTTATTTGGGACTTGCGGTGGTCGTTTGGTTCGCGGCCGCCGCATTTCGTTTATTGCAGAAATGACCGAATTATGGTATAATATATGCGGAGGATATTAAGCTATGGCAAAAAAGATGGGTAGACCCCCGAAAGAAATTAACCAAAAGATTTTTGAGAATCTTTGCGCAATCCAATGTACCGAGAACGAAATATGCTCAATCTTCGAGTGCTGCGAGGATACACTTAACGCGTGGTGCAAAAGAATATATGGTTGCACATTCTCGGACATATATAAAAGCAAATCCGCAGTAGGAAAATCAAGCCTTCGCCGTATGCAATGGCGCCTCGCGGAAACGTCCGCAACTATGGCGATTTTTCTCGGCAAACAGTACCTCGGGCAGAAGAACGAGCCGCTTGAGGTGCAGCACTCCGTGACCCCGATTGACGCTATAACTCAGGAGATTTTCGAGATTCAGAAAGAGCAGGCCGCCGATGCCGAGTCTGATAACGACTAAGCAGCGGCAGTTCCTCTTGGAGCCGTTCAGCCGCATCAACCTGTTGGAGGGTTCTGTCCGCTCGGGAAAGACGTGGATAAGCCTTGTCAAGTGGGCGATGTTTGTCCGGTCGAGGCCGCAGGGTGAGCTGTTTATGATGGTCGGCAAAACCCGCGAAGCGTTGCAGTTTAACTGCGTCGGACTGCTGGAAGACCTTGCAGGAGCTGATTTTAAGTGCAATGCGCGGTCAAACGTCGGGTATCTGTATGGCCGCGAAATCCGCCTGCTCGGCGCAAACGACGAGAAAGCCGCGTCCAAAATCAAAGGCTCGACGCTCGCGGGAGCTTATATTGATGAGCTGTCCGAAATCCCCGAAAGCTTTTATAAAATGACACTGTCGCGACTGTCGGTCTCGGGCGCGGTGCTGCTTGCAACCACCAACCCAGACAGCCCAAACAACTACGTTTTTACCGACATCATCGAGAACGAAGACATTTCGCGGAAGTGCTGGAAATTTCTGCTCGATGATAATACTTTCTTGCCGAAAGAGTACATCGAGAACATCAAGAAAGAATATACTGGCGTGTTCTTTGAACGGTATATTCTCGGCAACTGGGTTATTGCGGAAGGTCTGGTTTATCCCGATTACGACAACACCGTGAAGACCGAGCCGCGCGATTACACCGAGTACGCTGTCAGCATGGACTACGGCACACAAAACCCCACGGTCATGCTGCTTTGGGGCAGGCATGGCGGCACATGGTACGCTGTTAGAGAGTACGAGCATAGCGGTCGCGAAACAAACATTCAGAAAACCGACGCGGAGTATTATGCGGAGCTTGAAAAGCTATGTGCAGACGTCCCTGTTCAGACCGGCGCGAAGATTGAGTTGATTATCGACCCTTCGGCGGCAAGCTTTATTGCCGTCGCACAGCAAGGGCATAGGTTTAAGGTTCGCAAAGCCGACAACGATGTGTTAAACGGCATCCGCAACACTGCGTCCGCACTGTCCGATAGGCGGATACTGATTAACGACTGCTGCGCTCGCACTATCCGCGAGTTTGGGCTGTACTCATGGGATTCACGCGCCGCCGAGGACGCCGTCATCAAGGAGGACGACCACGGCATGGACGCTGTCCGCTATTTTATACAAACAAAGAGAATATACAAAGACAGGAGATATTATGCTGACGTATCAAGACCTACTGCAAGCGCAAACTGAATCGCGGCTGCTGGCGTTTTTGACCACAGCAATGCAGGCTCACGAATCGTCGCCCGAGAAGCATATTGCCCAAATCGGCAGCGACTACATGCGGCAACAGAATACCACAATCACCAATTACCGCAAAATTATATACGACATTAACGGGCAGGCTAAGCTTGACACATACAGCGCAAACTATCAGTGTGCAAGCAATTTTTACAAAACCAACATAACACAGTTGGTGCATTACCTGTTGGGCAACGGTGTGAATTTTGATAAGCCCGACACCAAAGACAAACTCGGCGGCGAGGCTTTCGATACGCTGTTGGTTCGCATCGTGACCGACGCGCTCGCGGAGGGCAGCAGCAGCGCGTATTTTAATGACGGCAAGCTTTATGAGTTCCGCGTTCGCGAGTATTATGCTTTTCCTGATGAGGAAACAGGCTCGTACCGCGCGGGCATCCGCTACTGGCAGCTTGCGCCTGACAAGCCTTTGCGCTTGACGCTGTACCTTGAGGACGGATACATCGAGTTTATCCGCCGCAAGGGCGAGGAACTCCGCCTGATGGACGGCTTCGAGCTTGACCGCCCAAAACCGTATATTGAGATTGTCAGCCAAAGCCCGCGTGACGCGGAGTTGAACATTGACGCTGTCACGATAGGGCAGAACTACAACGGCTTCCCGATAGTTCCTTGTTACGGCAACTATAACAAACAGGCGGAAATCGTCGGCAAGCGTCAGCATATCGATTGCTATGATTTGATTGAGAGCGGGTTTGCAAACAACGTTGATGAGGCAAGTTATATATACTGGATACTTAACAACGCTTGCGGCATGGATGATGTTGACCTTGCGGAATTTAAGCGTAAAATGATGTCGCTGCATGTAGCTAAGACCAATGACGAAACGAGCATATCGGCGCACACCGTTGATATGCCGACCGAAGCCCGCGAAACCCTGCTGAACCGCCTTGAGCGCGACATATACACTGACGCAATGGCGCTCAATATTCACGATATTTCTGCCGGCAGCGTGACCGCAACAGCAATACGCGCCGCATCTACTCCGCTTGACCAGCGCGCGGATGAGCTTGAAACCTGCGTGATTGATTTTATACAGGGTTTGCTCGCGCTGATAGGCGTTGAGGACACCCCGCATTTTAGGCGGTTCAGGCTGACGAATCAGGAAGAAGAAACCGCAATGGTGCTGTCCGCCGCGCAGTATCTGGACACGCGCACACTGTTGGAAAAGCTCCCGTGGCTGACACCCGAAGAGGTAGACACGGTTATGGACAGACGCGCCGACGAGGACATTGACCGCTACGAGCCTGCAACGGAAGAAGAGGATGAAGTTTGATGATTGAGGACGCTGCACGAAAAAAGACCGACGCCGAATTGCGGCGGCTTGAACGCGAAATCCACAAAGCGTATAAAAAAGCATATGCCGAACTCGACTCAAAATGGAAGGCGGCACTCAAAACCGCCGCCACCCGCGAAAAGCCTTACCGCGAAGAACTTGACGCGGCGATGAAGAGCGGTGACGCTGTACGCATCCGCAATGCGAAACGCGACCTTGCGCATGTGCAGCAGGAATGCACGTTGCAGAACAAGCACTTTAAGCGAGCCCGCGACAGCATTGCAAAACAGCTTGCGCGGATTGACCGCGCGGCATACGACCTTGCGAACGGCAGGCTGCCGAACATTTACGCGCTGAACTTTAACGCGCTCGCGGGAGGCTTGCCGACAGGCTACGCATACGGGTTGATTACACCCGAGACTGTCCGCAACCTTGCAATAAAACAATTAAACCTTGTCAAAGCCGCGCACTGGAACGTTGAAGAAATGAACCGCGCAGTGCTGCAAGGCATACTACAAGGGGAGAGCATGGACGCTATCGCAGGGAGGTTCCGGGACGTGCTGGGCATGAACCAAAGCTCGGCAATCCGAAACGCGCGAACCGCCGTCACCTATGCCGAGAATCGGGGACGGCTTGACAGCTACGAAAAAGCTCAAGCGAACGGCGTGGTTATGGTCAAAGTTTGGGCATCGACGCACGATAGCCGAACCCGCGAAAGTCATGTATTGTTGGACGGCGAGGAAGTCGGTATTGATGATAAATTTTCGAACGGTCTGAAATGCCCGGGCGACCCTGACGGTATCGGCGCAGAGGTCTATAACTGCCGCTGTGCTATGGGTACACGGATTATCGGGTTTAAACGCAAGGACGGGAGCATCGAAAGGGTATGAGCGGAGCGACGTTTGATTTCAAGCTGAAAAGCAACCGCAAGGAAGTATTACGAGGCAGCGAAGAGGCTGTCGAACGCGGGCTTGCGGCTATCGGTATGCGGGCTGTGACATACACTCACCGACCGAAAGAACGCGGCGGAACGCCTGTTGATACTGGCCGCTTGCGTAACAGCATCGCATGGGCGACGGCAAGCCAAGGCGGCGGGGGAACGGACGCACCCTCTGGCGGCGGTGCAGATGACCGCACAGTGATTATCGGCACCAATGTTGAGTATGGCGAAGTCGTCGAGGAAGGCACGAGCAAACGCAAACCCGCGCACATGCTCCGGAACGCGCTGACCGACGGCTCGGACGAGTATGCGCGCATCATGGAAGCCGCGCTGAAAGCTACATAGTGCTTGACCCGCAAAAAGCACTATGATATAATAAATACATGAGTAAAATTTGCAAACGGACGACGTACTGTCCGCCGAAGAAAAGGAGCGAGAATCATGGCACTCACACGAAAAATGCTCGAAGCAATGGGCATTGAAAACGACAAAATCGAATCTATAATTGAAGCGCATTCCGAAACCGTGACCGCACTTAAAGCGGAACGCGAACATTACAAAGAAGTCGCCGAGAGCGTGGATACGTCGGAAGACTGGAAGTCAAAGTACGAAAAGGAACATTCGGATTTTGAAAGCTTTAAAGACAAACAGCAAAAGAAAGACACCCGCAGCGCAAAGGAATCCGCGCTTGCCGATGTTTACCGAGCTGCTGGCATAGCGGAAAAGTATATTCCTGCACTGCTCCGCATTGCCGATTATGACACTGTCGAGCTGGACAAGAACGGCAAAGCAAAAGACCGCGACCGCCTGATTGACGAAGCCAAGCAGGAAAACGCGGATTTTATCCCGACCGCGCAGGTCAACGGAGCGAAACCCGCGACGCCGCCCAACAGCGGCACAAAGCCGACCATGACAAAAGACCAGATTATGCAGATTAAAGACACTGCCGAACGCCAGAAGGCTATCGCGGAAAACCTGTCATTGTTCGGCGCATAAACTGAAAGGAATTTTGATATATGGCAACCACTGTTGAAACCACGAGCGCACCGCGCTCAAACCTGCCCAACGTATATACCGACGTTGTAGCGCGCGAGGTTGATTTCGTCTCGCGCTTCACGCAAAACTGGGAAGCACTGCGGAATATACTCGGCATCATGCGCCCGATAAGGAAAGCGCCCGGCACTCGCCTTGCGTCCTACACTGCAAGCGTAACCCTGCCCACTGACGCTGTACCCGCAGGCGCGGTTATCCCCTACAGCAAACACACTATCACCGAAGCCTTTAAGGCTGACATCGACATTAGCAAGTACGCGCACGCTGTGACCCTTGAAGAGGTTGCAAAATACGGCGCCGCCGTTGCGGTTGAGAAGAGCGATGCTGCGTTTATGAACGAGCTGCAAAGCAATGTTCTTACAAGCTTCTTTACTTTCCTGAACACCGGCACGCTGACCGCAACCGAAACCAAATCTTGGCAGATGGCACTCGCCCGCGCCAAGGGCATGGTACTGGACAAGTTTAACACGCTCCGCAAGACCGTCACCGACGTTGTAGCGTTTGTGAACGTGCTTGATTTTTATGAGTATCTCGGCGCGGCTGAAATCTCCGTGCAGACAGAGTTCGGCCTGAACTATGTCAAGAACTTTATGGGGTATTCGACCGTGTTCCTCCTGTCCGCACCCGACGTCGCAAAGGGCAAGGTTATCGCCTGCCCCGTCGAGAATATCGACCTGTATTACATCGACCCCTCCGACAGCGAGTTCGCAAAGCTCGGCCTCGAATACCGTGTTGAGGGCGAAACCAACCTGATAGGCTTCCATGCGCAGGGCGCATACCACACCGCTGTCGGCGAAACCTACGCTATCATGGGCATGAAGCTTTGGGCGGAGTACATTGACGGTATCGCGATTGTGACCTACACACCCGCAGCAGCAACCGGCGGCAAGTAAACGGAGGTAACCGATGGAGCAGACAATGGCGGAGCTGTGCAGGGAGCTGCACAACTGGTTCAGTCCCGCGTGCAACGCTCACGCGGGAACGTACGAAATAAGCGACGGCAGCCTCCTTGATGTTGATTTTTTGCAAGACGGGCAGTATTTTCGGATTGTCGGCTCTGTTTTTAATGACGGCGTGTACATTTATCCCGAGTATGAGCTGAAAGACGAAACGTTTGACGGCTCTGTCTGGCCGATGAATGTCCCCGCCGAGGTTAGGTGTTTAGCCGCCGAGATTGATGAGTATCGGCACAACCACGATGACGACAAAACTCCCGAGTTTAGCTCAGAGAGCTTCGGCGGCTATTCGTACACCCGCGCCACAAACAGCGACGGTTTGCCGCTAACATGGCGTGACGTTTTTCGGAAGAGACTAAATCCATGGAGGAAATTGCCGTGAGCTTGTTACAAGATGCAATGACAAAGTGCCAATTTCTTAACCGCCGCCGCGTCTCCGACGGCGAGGGAGGCACAGTGACCGAATGGACAGAAGGCGAGATGTTTGACGCCGCGATTGTCCTTGACAGCTCGATGCAAGCGCGAATTGCGCAGGTGCAGGGAGTCACGGCGGTATACACCGTCACGACAGGACGAAATCTCACGCTTGAATACCACGAGGTATTTAAGCGGCTGTCGGACGGCAAAATCTTCCGCGTGACCAGCGATGGAGACGATAAAGCCACGCCGACAAGCACCCGCCTGAACATGCGGCAAGTATCCGCCGAGGAATGGACGCTGCCGGCATGACGAAAGAACAGGTGCTTCAAGAATTTTTCAGCGGGTTCGGGCTGACAGCATTTCAGGAGGACGCCGTGCCGACTGGCGGTGACAAACCGCAATTCCCGTACATCACATACGAGGTTGCAACCGACAGTTTCGGCGCGGAGGTTCCGCTGTCCGCGTGTGCATGGTATCGCTCGACGAGCTGGAACGCCGCCAACGCCAAAGCCCGCGAGATTGCGAAATTTATATCACGCGGCGGAAAAATCTTTCCTTGCGATGATGGCGGAATGTGGATAAAACCCGCATCACCGTTTGTGCGTTCGATGGGAGACGACTCGGACGATATGATAAAACGCAAGGTGTTTAACTTCACAATTGAGTATATAACGGAGGTATAACATGCCTAAATTTACAAAAGTGCCGACCGACACTTTTAAAAACTTACAGGTCAATGCAGGCATTCTTGTCACGGACTTCACGCCAGCGACGGGGGTTTTTGAAAAGGTGCTTGCATCAACCAGCGGCGGTATCAATTTTGCAAGCAATCCCACATACGAGGATTTTGGCGAAGATATTGATAACTGCCCCAAAAACAGCATGGAGCTAAAACGCGTCACGGCATACGACCCCACGATGTCTGGCACGTTTTTAACTATCAACGACGAGGTTTGTAAAACCCTGCTCGGGTCTTCCACGTCGGCGACGGTTGAGACCAGCAAAACCCAAAAATACACGCCGAGTCTGTCGCTTGCGCCGTCGGATTTTAAAACCCTTTGGTTTGTCGGCGACTACTCGCAGGATAACAGCGAGACCGGCGGCGGGTTCGTTGCGATTGAGCTGCTGAACGCGCTTAATACGACAGGTTTCCAAATCCAGACCACCGACCGTGGCAAGGGACAGTTTGCGTTTGAGATGCACGGTCACGCAAGCATAAGCACACCTGATGTCGTGCCGTTTAACGTTTACATCAACACAGGCGCAGCAAACAAGCCCACAGGAGGAGCATAAACGATGAAAATATCCGAGTTTACCACTGACAAAGCCCTTGACGTTTTTGTCGAGATTACGCCCTATATTGCAGGCATCGTGACGTGCGAAGCATTGCAGACTGCGCTCAACGACCTTGCGAACACCCCCGCAAAATCGCTCAAAAGCAGCTTGCAGCAGATGGTATTCGGCGCGGACGTGTTTTCCCGCCTTGTGCCTATCCTGCTTTCGGAGCGCCGCAGCGACGTGTACGGCATCCTTGCTGTGCTGAACGAAACGTCTGTTGACGAAATTGCAAAACAATCGCTGTTTAAGACTGTCGGCATGATAAGGGAAATTTTCAGCGACAAAGACCTTTTGAATTTTTTCAAATCGTTCGTGCATACACAGCCCAAAGAGTAACATCGGCGTTGCTCTGTATGCCACGACTACGCGGAAGCGCGATACTGGCGGCGTTGCCCTCGGCTCTGCACGAGCTGCAAGAGCGAGCCGCCTTTCGTGTATATGTCACGGACGCGCTGTATGCTATGGGCGATAATAAAAGGATGACGCAGCGTTACGCGGATCTCATCAAATCCCGCAAGGTTGACCGCCGCTCAGCGGACGAAATCGCGGACGATATTATCCGCCGTTGCGGATTGAAAAAGCGAGGTGAAGCGAATGAACGTATTTAACCTGTTCGCAAAACTCAGCCTCGACAAATCGGGCTATGACACTGGGCTGTCCGAGGGTGAGCGGCAAGCATCGACGTTCGGGGAGAAACTAAAAAGCGGGCTTGGCGGCGCGGCGAAAGCTATAGGAACCGCAGTAGGCGCTGCCGCAGCAGGTGTTGCTGCCCTTGCAACGTCGGCAGTCAAAAATTACGCTAATTATGAGCAGCTCGTCGGCGGCGTCGAAACGCTGTTTAAGAGCAGCGCAGGCGCGGTGCAGCAGTATGCAGCGGAGGCGTACAAAACGGCAGGACTGTCCGCCAACGAGTACATGGAGACGGTTACGGGCTTTTCCGCGAGCCTGCTGCAATCTCTCGGCGGGGACACGGAAAAAGCCGCAAAATACGCTGATACTGCAATCCGAGATATGTCGGATAAACAAAAACCTGTCCGATTAAAACGCATTGAACTCTGTCAGAGGTGTGCGGCTTAAAGCCGTGCTAACGGTGAAAACCCTAACGTAAAGCCGAGGGCAACACCGTGCCAAGCCTTGCAAGCAAGGAAGGTGTAACGACTATTCCGAAAGGAAGTAGAATTGCTATTGATACGCAATTCGAAGCGGTGCGGTTGACTCAGGTGCAAATTTGTGATATAATACACCTATACAAAAGGAGTGTATTATATCAATGTGGAAAGACATAATAGGTTTTGAATGTGAATATAAAATATCTGATTCTGGAGTCGTTCGGAGCAAAGATAGGATGTGCGTTGACTCAAGAGGACGAAAAAGATTCAGAAAGGGGCAGGTGCTAAATCCAGACATAGCACCAAACGGTTATTATAGGGTTACTCTGGCAAAAGACGGGAAAAAGGTTCAAAAATATTTGCACAGACTTATTGCAGAATATTTCATTCCAAACACCGACAACTTGCCGCAAGTAAACCACAAAGACGGAAACAAACTGAATTGTTCGATTGATAACCTCGAGTGGGTATCAGTTAAAGACAATGTTACGCATGCTTATCACAACGGGCTGATTGACCACGTTAGAGGGGAAGAGCACCCGAACTACGGTAAACTTGGTCGAGATAGCAAAAGAGCAAAGAAAGTTAAAGCTACGAACATAATAACCGGTGAATCAAAAATCTATGAAGCAATCATCGAGACAAAAGCGGACGGATTTCTCCCGAGCGAGGTTTCGAGATGCGCTAAGCATGGCGGCACACACCACGGATTTGTATTTGAGTTAACATGAGATAGTCTACTCCCCTAATAAATATCGGGAAACCGAGGGTACAAAGGAACGCGAACAAGATGGGCACAAGTATGGAATCCATACAATACGCCTATCAGGGATTCGCAAAACAAAATTACACGATTAAGTTTATCTATAGTCCGGCGGCGTAAGCAATTCGCCGTTGAGCGTGAGTGAACCTTGCCAAGGGTGTGGGAGAAATCCTGCTAACGGGGAAAATCTAAGTGCAGTAGCATATGACAATCCCGTGCCAAGTCCTAAGATAAAAATAATTTTACTTGCATAGCAGGCGAAATTGTGTTATAATATCTAAGGAAAGGTGTAACGACTATCGGTTCGTCACCGAGTACATCATCTATTGGTACGATGGTGGAAGTGCTCACCGACCTTTAACGGAGGAATTGACTATGGAAATTTGGAAGCCTATTGAAGAATTGCCCGGCTATTCTGTTAGCAACAAGGGCAGAGTAAGAAAAGACAGCAACGGTCAAATGATGGTGCTTAGCGAAAACAACGGTTATTGCAGAATAACAATTTCAAAGCACGTTCACCGACTTGTTGCAAAAGCGTTTCTTGATGCTCCTGAAAACAAAGAGCAGTGCTGGATTGACCACATCGATGGAAATCGAGCAAATAATGATGTGAACAACTTGAGGTGGGTAACACCTTCGGAAAATTGTTTAGCTTTTGGATACAAAAGCCGCATCGAAAACAAGAAGCGCAAAGTTAAGGCAACAAATATTCATGGTCAAACAATCATTTTTGAGTCCAGACAAGCGGCGGCTGAATATTTTGGTTGTAGTGATTCTGAAATTAATTACGGTCACTTATACAAAAAGGGAAACAAAAAAGGTTGGATGTTCGAAAAGGTTGAAGATATAGTCTAATCCCCTTGCAAATATCGGGAAACCGAGGGTGTAAAATGGTTAGATAACTTGAAGCTCGGTTACGGCGGCACAAAGTCAGAGATGGAACGCTTGATTTTGGACGCCGAGAACCTTGATTCGAGCTTTAAAGCGTCCCGCGACGTTAACGGCGAGCTTGCAATGAGCTATGCTGACATCGTGGATGCTATCCACATAGTGCAGACCGATATGGGCATACTCGGCACAACAGCGGCGGAAGCGTCAAGCACAATACAAGGCAGCCTGTCCGCTCTCGGGAGCGCATGGACGAACCTTGTTACAGGCATTGCCAGCGAAAACGCTGACCTTAGCGGTCTTGTTAGCACGTTTGCCGAGTCCGTCGCGACAGCCGCGCAAAATATCCTGCCGAGAATATCAACCGTGCTGCAAGGCATCGGCGAAGTCATTGTTCAGCTTGCGCCCGTGATTGCGGACGCGCTGCCGACACTGATTGCTGACGTGTTGCCGAGCTTGATTTCGGCGGCGATAACGCTGATTATGTCGCTGGGTCAGGCGTTGCTGCAAAACCTCCCGACGCTAATATCGACCGTGCTGCAAGGCATAACGCAGATTATAACCGCAATTGCGGAAGCTGCGCCTAAGTTTGTGCCTGCCGTGGTAGAGGTTATATTGCAGATAGTACAAACCCTAATTGACAACCTCCCGCTTCTGCTTGATGCCGTATTGCAGCTTGTAATGGGTGTGGTTGAGGGGTTGATTGCAGCAATCCCGATTATCATCGAGGCGCTACCGCAAATCATTAACAGCATATTGACGTTTTTGCTTGAGTCTATCCCGCAGTTGGTGGATGCAGGTATGCAGCTGTTTATGGGTTTAATCGGCGCGTTGCCGGAAATCATCACTGCGATAGTCGCAGCCTTGCCGCAGATTATCACGTCGATAGTCAACTTTGTAATAAGTGCTATCCCGCAGCTGATACAGGCAGGCATCACGCTGTTTTTGGCACTGATAGGCGCGCTGCCGCAGATTATACAATCAATCGTTGACGCGCTGCCGCAGATTATAGACGGCATCATCAACGGATTGCTGGCTGCACTGCCGCAGTTGGCGGAGGCGGGTGTGCAGTTGTTTGTATCGTTGATTGAGAACTTGCCCACAATCATAATTGAAATCGTCAAGTCATTGCCGCTGCTTATCGAGGGCATTGTCAAAGGCATTTTGAACCTTGCGTATAAGCTCGTCGAGGCTGGCGTCAACCTTGTAAAAGGTTTGTGGGAAGGCATCAAGAGCGCGGCATCATGGCTTTGGGAGAAGGTCAGCGGCTGGCTGTCCGACCTCTGGGGCGGCATCAAGAACTTTTTTGGTATACACTCGCCGTCGCGTGTATTCCGCGACCAGCTCGGCAAAAACCTCATGTTGGGCTTTGCTGAAGGTATATCAAAATACGGCGACTACGGCATTGACGCGGTCTCCGAGTGGGCTGACGCGGTCAACGGTGCTGCCGAGATTGACGACATCGGCGCAACCATGGCTGACAACTCCGTGAACAGCTCAGGAAGCCGCCGGTACCCGCAGATAGTACAAAACATATACGCCGAAAGAATGACGCCTGCACAGGCGTTCAGAGAGGCTGAGGAACGCGCCGAAGAAGCAAGGTTTTTGGGCTTCGCATTTGCATAGGAGGAACGATGTACGATATACAATTGGAAATTAACGGCAAAAAGCTCAGGATGAACTCAAATAGTGGGTATTATATATCCACTATCAGCGGGCTGACAGGCGTGACCGCAAACCTTGAGCTGTCGCAAAGCAACTCAGGCATCGGCGAGTCGTTCAGCGGCGGCTCGGTCAAGGGCATTAGCTTGCAGGTCAAGGGCAAGATTCTTGACGGTCAGACCGACAAAAAACAAGCGTTGCTTGATACTGTCGTTCCGCTCGGCACTGGCACGCTCTCGCTGTACGAAAAAAGCGGCGAAATAAGCGGACGGGCTAAGCCGTATCGGGTCACCGACATTGTGGTAAAATCCACGCCGACAATCACGCAAGAGCGTAACAGCAAGTTTGCGTTTACGCTCTACGCGCCGTCGCCCGCATGGCGGGAGGCAACGGTAAAGACTGTGGGTCTCGACGGGCTTGCAAGCGCGCCGACGGCAGTTACCGTTGCAGGGCAGGTTCCGGCGGACTACACGCTGAAAATCTCGGTCACGACTGCAACCAAGCTGAAAGAGTTTACGCTGTACCAAGATTTCCCCGACGCGGTATACGGCAAATATCTGTATGTCGATTTCCGGAAATGGAACGCGGACGGCGTAAGCCGCAATGACAAAATACTGATAAAGCAGCCCAACGGACGGTTGAGCATGACGATTAACGGCGTAAATGCCAACAGGTGCATCTGGACTCAATCGGGGATGCCGCGGCTTGATGTAGGGACGCACAAAATGCTGTTCCGTGCCGCCGCAGCGTCAACGGCAACACTGGAGTTTGCACCGAGCTATATAGGAGTTGTATACAATGGAGTTTAATTTATTTAAAGTTGTAAACAACGGAACTCGCAATGTTCTTGAGTTCGAAAACCACCTGCCGTTTGAAAGCGTTGTCTGGAAGGAAAAATTTGTCGAAGCGGGGACGGTGCAAGCCGTCTTCGCGAAGACCGACGAAGCCCTTGCGCTGCTGAAAGTCGGAAAGTTTTGTACGCTGACACCCGCGCAGGGAGCGAACCTTGCGTATATCCACAGCATCAAAATCAACGGCGACAAAATCACGGTTTACGGCTCGGAAGCCAAAGCGCTGTGGAAACGCAAGGGCAAAATCAACCTTGCGCCCGAAGGCACGGTCAACCTGAAAACCAAAATCGAAGCCGCGCTGAAAAGCGCGATGTTTACGTTTGCGGATGCTGACGTGATTGTCCCGAACCTCGGGACGGCCAACCTTGACTCGCTGGAATACACGTCGGTATATGAGTATGTGTGCGAAATCCTTGAGTCGGCATCCGCAGGCTGGACGGCGTCGCTGGACGAGCAAAGCGGCACGATACAGATTTTTGCCCGCAAAGGCGTTGACAAATCCGATACAGTGCAGTTTGCGTCAATCTTCGGCAACGCCGCCGACTACAGCTATACCGCCGACAGCTCAGGATACGCAAACTCCGTGACCGCTGTCGGGCTGGACGGGAAAGCTATCGTGACCGAAACCGTGACTCGGGCGGGCGACACCACAGGCGAAACGTACAGCGCATACCTTGACCTTCGCACGAAGTTTCCGCGCGAGGCTGATGTTACGCTTGCCGACTATAAAGCCGCGCTCCGCGAACGCGCGCAGATGTCCCTGATTGCGCGGTATGCCCGCGAAAAGCTTGACGTCGGCGACATGAGCGCGGAGGGGTTCGGAACGGATTATGCACTGGGCGACATTGTGGCGGTGTATATCCATGAGCTGGGACTGAACGTCAACTGCCGCGTCACGTCGAGCACTCGCGTGATTGAGGACGGTCTGGACACAACTACTATTAGCTTGGAACAGGTTTAAGGAGGGTTTATGCCAACAATACATATAAATGTCAAAAACCGAGTTGCCACGGTAAACGGCGACAGCCGTATAATCAATGGCAACAGCGATTACAATATCGAGTTTGACTTTGATGCCGAATGGGCTGATTTAAACAACAAAGTCGGGATATTTGCCTACAACGATGCTGCGGCGCATAAATGGGCATATCAGACAGTGATGTTCAGCGGTAACACCTGCGCCGTGCCGATACTGCGTGATATACACTGCGTATACGTCGGCGTAACAGCGGGCAACGTGCGAGTTACTACTCCCGCAAAGGTGCAGTGCAGGTTGAGCATATCCGACTATGCGGACACGGAAGAACCGCCCTCCGCTGATGTTTGGGGACAAATTCTTGCAAAGTTGGACGAACTGCAAACTGAAATTGACGAAATCAAGGAAGGCGAAGTGTGGGAAAAGATATGCCAAGTCACAACAACTGAAAACACAACTGCAATATATCAGTCTTTCGGCGGGAATTACAAAAAAATCCGTGCGATTTTTGCGGGGGAATCCACGGATGCATGCATAGCAAGGATATACCCGAATACGGAAACCAAACCCGGAGGCTCAGATATAGCGCAGATATTTTCCACATCGCACGCTAACGCAGGAAAATATACGATTGTCGGTGTGTTTAGCACGGCAAAATATCCCTCGTCCAATGACAAAAAATATATGTATTTGGGTAAAAATTGCGTGGAACGATTCAGGCGAGCGAGTACTGTTCACTCCACCGAAATTCACGAGCATTATATTGACGACTTTTACGCTAAGGACATCGCACAGGGCGTAAAAAGTCTTTTTTGGACGCACAACACCGGAGAAATAAAAGCCGGCGCACAAATGGTGGTCTATGGGGTGAAAGCATGATGAAAAAGTGTGTTAACGGACAAATAATCGATATGACCTCTGAAGAGGTAACAGCATATCAGGCAGAAGCTATTACAGCACAACAGCAAATCCCGATAGCGGGGCTTGAAGACAAAATGAGGGTGTATATCGAATCCATACCGACGGCGGACACTCCGACTGTACCGCCCAAAGTCGGATTCAAGTGGGAACTGATATACAGCGGTTCGGCGGGGTTTGCATGGGAGCTTGTTCTTGACCCTGATGCTGTCGGTACGGTTGCAAAGCCTTTTGAGTGGTTTATGGGAATCCATGTTGTTATGGGCTACCATTACACCGACGGCGTTGACATTGCACTCGCTGTTGCAGACGGTGTTCCGGCAAATTTTGACGATGAAGCATTTTTAGTTAAACTGTAACGGCTTGACGAATGCAACAATATATGCTATAATTAAAATCATGAAATACGATGTTTTTGATTTTATTCGGTGGGGCTTGCGGCATACGATACGTTACGCCGCTCCTGCTGACGCAGATATGCCGCTGTCGCCCGATGAATGCGGAATACATCCCACACGCTATCTGTTTGGGACTGTTTGGAAACCCTGCACTAAAGCTACGCTGAACGAACGTTTTGTAAATCATTACGCAAAACAGGGCTACAGCGAAGAAGATTTCGCCCGCATTACGTCGGAATGGTCAGAACGTGATTACGCGACAGACTGTCAAGGACTACTTGACGCATGGCTGACAGTTGAGTGCAACGAGAAGACCGACGTTAACGCGCACATGAACTACACCGATTGGTGTACGGACAAAGGCGAAATTGCCGATATAGAGCGACCGTATATTATCGGCGAAGCAGTGTTCATGCGGTCAAAGTCGAAAGGCAGAATGACGCATGTGGGCTGGATTTGCGGCAAACTTGGACGTGAACCACTGGTGCTTGAAGCCCGTGGTTTGCGCTGGGGTGTGGTTATCACCAAGCTTAGCGACAGGCCGTGGACGCACCGTGGATTGATGACGAAAAAATTCGATTATGGCAAAGGTGACAAAAATATGACAAAATTTGAAGTTTCAAGCCCTATGCACGAGGGCGAAGAGTACAAAAAAATGCAGGCGGCACTCAATGCGGCGGGCTATACCGATGAAGCAAAGAAGCCGCTTGTTGAGGACGGAAAGTGGGGCAAGAAATCACAGTTTGCATTTGAAAGACTGCTTGAAAATCATACAGATTCCGAACCTGCCGACAATCAGCCCGCCACTCCCAAAATACACACCGTAAAAGTAACAGTTGATGATATTGACTGTTACGAATGCACGATTAATTAAGAGGTATAATATATGAAACAAGCATGGTATAAAAGCTGGGCACTCTGGATGAGTATCGCGGCACTGATTGTATACGTTTGCAAAACGGTATGCAAAATCGACATTGAAGACTGGGTTAACGGGCTGATGGATGTACTGCTGCCCGTGATGATAGGTTTCGGACTCATAAACAACCCAAACGAAAAAACACGTTGGGTAGGGCATAAGGATGATTGATGACGGCGACATCTCCCGCTTGCGCGATATATTCGTGACGCGCCGAGAATGCGAAGAACGAACCGAAGCAAGCGAACGCAGCATTGCGGCTCTCGTTGCTGATGTGCGGGAATGCAGGACAAAGCTCAATATGCTGATAGGCATACTGGCGGCAATTGCGGTGCCTGTGCTGGGCATTGCGGCGAAACTACTGTTTGGAGGTATCTAACATGGATTGTAAGGATTGCGCCGAAAAGCCGAAAGGCGCGGTGCCTTTTGCGGCATACGAAACCGAGCTTGCGCGGCACGACAGACACGTTAAACGGCTGCTTATCGTGATTGTGATGTGTATCCTGCTGCTGGCTCTCACAAATGCTGCGTGGCTGTACGCATGGAATCAATACGATTATGTTGAAGAAATTGTTGATTTAGATTCAGATTGCGGCGATGCTTGTTACATCGGTCGCGACGGAGATATTATACATGGCACATGTCCGAGTACAGAGGTTCCTTCGAACCCGTAAAAGCAAAAATGGAAAAAAGAAACGCACACGGTTGCGGGTTCGGCGGCGAGTCCGCATACACTCATAGACTGTCGCGCTCCGCGTGGGAAAAACTCATCGACGAGTGGATTTTCAGCGAGCGCGACCGCCGCATACTGAAACGCAGGCTTCTTGACGGCTTGACTTTTGCCGAGCTGTCGGAGGAATTTTACCTGTCTGAGCGGCAGGTAAAAAGAATCGTGGCGCGGTGTGCGGAATCACTGTCGCGGCACATATAGATAAATAGGTCACTCAAACGGCACTCACGGGACATTTTCCCGTTGAGTGCTTTTTGTTATACTTAAACTATGAAGATTTACAGGTATTATAACCCAAATCCGCGAGGACGGAGTGTCGGAGATTGCACCGTTCGAGCCGTTTCGGCGGCGTTGGGAGTCAGCTGGGACGCGGCGTTTCGCGGGATTGCCGGGCAGGCGCGGAGCATGGCTGACATGCCGAGCGCGGACGCGGTGTGGGGAGCGTATCTCAAAAGCCGTGGATTTCGGCGGCGAACGATTGCAAACACCTGTCCTGATTGCTACACTGCCGCTGATTTTGCGCGCGAGCATCCGCGTGGGGTGTATGTGCTGGCGTTTGGCGGGCATGTTGCGACCGTGCGTGACGGTGTATTGCTGGACAGCTGGGACAGTTCCGACTTGATACCAGTATATTATTACGCTAAGGAGGATTAAGTATGGCATATGGGTACTATCAGCCTATGTATCAGCCACAGGCATACTACCAGCAGCAGCAACCGCAAGCGCAGATGCAGCAGCAACCGCAAAGCGGCATAGTTTGGGTGGATAGCTATCAGGATGCAGCGATGTTTCCAATCGCCCCGAATAGCGCGGTTGCGCTATGGGACAAGTCTGCGCCGTCGGTGTATCTCAAAAAGAGCGATATGACAGGCCGCCCAAGCATGGTGATTTACGACCTTGTGGAGCGCAGGGAACAACCCGCAAAGCAAAACACAGAGCAGGGCGTTCCGTACGCCACAAAAACCGACCTTAAAGACGTTTTAGACGTGGTGGACGACCTAAAACGCCAACTCGATGAAATGCGGCTTAAAACGCAAAATAACGCGCCTGAGGAGGTATCATAAAAATGTCAAATCCTTTGTTTTCAGCTCTTGGCGGCAACAACAGCATTATGTCGATGTTGCAGCAGCTCAAGTCAAACCCCGCTGCATTACTCACAAGGCGGTTTAACCTGCCCGACGGCATCCAGAGCGACCCGCAGGCGATAGTTCAGCACCTCGTTTCGAGCGGGCAAGTCTCGCAGGCGCAGATTAACCGCGCCTATCAGCAGGCGCAGCAGATGGGGTTTAAATCATGATATTGCCCGCGAGTGTACATAGCGGATGATATAAACAACAGAAAGGACTATATATATTATGGCACTTATGGACGAAAACGGCAGCAACGGATTTTATATGCCTGTTGCGCCTGCATACTCCAACAACAACGGCAACGGCAACAACGGCAACGGCTTCGGGCAGGACGGTTGGTGGATTATCCTGCTGTTCATCTTCCTTGCCGCGCTGGGCAACGGCTTCGGCGGTGGCTTCGGCGGTGGCGGGTCTCAGCCTATAATCATGACCGATGGCGCAAGTGGCGGCAGCGTGCAGCGCGGGTTTGACCAAGCGGCATTGATGACCGGCATTGACGGAGTACAGGCAGGCATCAACAATATCTCGACGCAGCTTTGCAACGGCTTCAGCGGCGTAACCGCAGCAGTAACAGGCGCACAAAACGCAATCGCTCAGCAGCTGTACAGCAACCAGATTGCAAGCCTTCAGGGCATGAACAGCCTGTCAGCCCAGCTTGCGCAGTGTTGCTGCGATAACCGTCTTGCGACGGCAGGCCTCCAAAGCACGATTCAGGCGGAGGGTTGCGCAAACCGTGAGTCGCTGAATTATGCGACCCGCGATATACTAAACAACCAGACTGCCGGAATTCAGCGCATCCTTGACCAGCTCTGCGCGGATAAGATTGACGCCAAAAACGACACAATCGCTCAGCTCAGGCAGGAGCTTGCGTTCGCGCGCACTCAGGCGTCACAGGACGTTCAGACGGCTCAGATTCTTGCCGGTCAGACCTCCGAGGTTGACGCGCTGTATAACCGCCTGAACAACTGCCCTGTTAACACGGTGCCCGTGTACGGCAGACAGCCGATATTTACCTGTGGCAATAACGGTTGCGGCTGTAACAGCGGCTGCGGCTGTAACAACGGCTGCGGCTATTAAGCGGAGGTTGACGGTATGGCAGTAGAATATCTTGCAAACCCCGTACAGGCGGTTGCGCTTAACGCGCCTGTACTGATGGACGCATCTATCCCCTGCACTCGCGGGTATGTGTATCACGAGGACGGCACTGGGATTTTTATTCTGCGCGGCATTGTCAACAACACGTGCGCAAATTACGCAACGTATCAGTTGACGTTTAACGGCAACATTGCGCTCCCGACCGGCGGCACGGTTGCGCCTATCGCGATTGCTATCACGGTTAACGGCGAGCCGCGCCCGACGAGCAGGGCAATTTTCACGCCCGCAGCTGTTGACCAGTACGGCAATGTTACGTCAACCGCGATAGTCAAAGTCCCGCGCGGATGTTGCTTCTCGGTTTCCGTGGATGCGGTTGCGGCGGATGCAGCCACAACTCCCGCGCCCACGATTAACGTACAAAACGCAAACTTTACGATTGCGCGTATAGCTTAAGCAGGAGGCACACATGGAATATATTAATGATTTGTATGACCTTTGCGAGGTTATATCGGATAAAATCGCGGAGGCAAACGAAAAAATCCGCCGAGGCGGCGGAGAGCTGTCAGGCGGCGATGTTGACTACATCGACAAGCTCACGCACACGCTGAAAAGCATAAAAGCTGTAATCGCGATGGAAGAGGCTGACGGTGACGGCGGATGGTCTTCCGCTCCGCGCGGCGGCACGGGCAGGACCCGAACCCGCACACGCACTCCCCGCCGCGACGGCATGGGACGCTACTCCCGCGCAGACGGCTCCGAGCATATAGTCAAAAAGCTTGAGTCCCTCATGCGGGAAGCGAGCGACGCGGAAGTCCGCGATGCTATCAGCGCAGCGATTGATGCTATCAGCGTCGGCTAAAGCGTGGTGATTATCCATGCTTAGCAAGCAGGATCTCGATGCGGCTATTGCGGAGTGTCTGGCGACGGACAAACCGACGAAAAGCACCTGCGTGTATCTTGCGGCATTTCAGGCGGTTCGGGAGCAGTTCTTTTCGGACGCTCCCGCGCCGCTGCCCGAGATGTCTTTCGCGGCTCCGGCTGTGGATTTTAATAGCGACAGCGATTTTGCGGCGGCCTATCGGCGCGACCCGATTTTTGCACTCACTGTCGCGGACGAGTTGATTGACACTCTGTCAG